TCTTAAATTTATTTGAGGGTAATTCTAATCTCTATCTCACTACCTCCCCAACTGGAGAGGTAGATGATAGAGGTAAGGTTCAGGTTAAGTGTCTTACGATACATAAACCAATTACTCTTGAATTATGGAAAAATCATTTAGAAGGTAAACAAAGAATAGGAACACAGCCAGAGAAAGGTGATGTATGCAAATGGGGATGTATAGATATAGACCCACAAAGTTACAAAGATTATTCACAAAAAAAAGTTATAGATATATTAAGAGATAATCAATTACCATTAGTCCCGGTAAGATCTAAGTCTGGTGGCCTACATTTATTTTTATTCTTAGACGATTGGTATTCAGTTAAAGATGTTTTGAAAAAACTAAATGAATGGAATAAAAATTTCTTTCAGGCATTAGAAGTATTTCCAATGAATAAGTGTATGAATATGCCTTACTTCAATATGGATGCTACAACTGAGTTTGCTTATAATGATCAGAATACACCAGTAATGATCGGTGCATTCTTAGAAATGGTTAAGAATAAAACAATATCTTTAAAAGAACTTAATAATCTAAAAGTAAAAGAATATGAACCAGAGAGTGATTGGAAACATTATCCTCCTTGTGTTCAAAAGATGATCTCAGAAAAATGGGAAGGTAATCACAGAAACGAATTACTTTTTAATGTTGGTGTTCTTGAGATGAAGAAAGCTGACGGCAGCTTAAACGCTAATGAGTTAATTAATATCTTACATAAAAGAAACCAAGATATATTTACTTCTCCCTTAGACCATAAAGAAGTAGAGACCTTAGCTAAATCATTATCTAAAAAAGAATATGCTTATAAGTGTCCCCCTAAAACAAATGCAGTTGCACCATTATGTAATAAGGATCTATGTAAGTTAAGAAAGCTTGGTATTGGTTCTCAAGTTCCAGATATGATTGATGACTTTGAAGATGTAGAGTTTATTAGATCTACTAAATCAATTGAATATACTTTTAAGTTTCAAGGCGAGAAGATAATAATTAATCCAGAAGATATGAAAGACGAGAAATCTTTTAGAGTTAAATTATTAAGGTATGGAATTTATTGGATGACATTACCTAAACCTAAGTCTGGTCCTTCACCATTTGAAATGCTTATGGCTACTTTAGTTAGGAAAGCAGTAGAGAATGAGAAGATGAAATTTAAAGATACATTGGATGAAGAGAAATATAACTTTCTTAAAAAATTCTTTGAGAGCCATATTGAAGAGGATGACTTTAAAAAATTACAAGATGACTATGTTGTATTAGATTCTAAAACTAATATTTGTTATTTTAAAAAAATTACTTTTGAGAAATTTTTAGGAAGTAATAAAACATTTAAGAGTGCTAGTGAAGCTTTGAATCTTTTAAACTGTAGTAGATTAGATTATCATGAGGGGGTTAAAAATGTATGGTCAGTTATGATGCCTAAGTTTGTTGAATATAAAGTAGTTGAAAAAAAAGAAACTAACCAAACCCCATCGGAAATGGATGATGCATACCACACAGGAAAGTTTAGAACTTAAAATACTTAAAGATCTTTACCATAAGACGGTGAAGATCTTTGGTCCCCCAGGTACAGGTAAAACATATACTTTAATTGAGAGAGTATTAAAAAGTTATTTAAGAAAAGGTATTAGTCCAAGTGATATAGCTTATTTATCTTTTACTAACAAAGCAGTGAACACTGCCGTCAAAAGAGCAATGGAGTCTTTTCCAAATTATAGTACAGAGGACTTCTCAAGATTTAAAACTCTACACACTTATTGTAGAAGATATTTTACAGAAGATGTTTTTGATCCTAAAGATTGTACAATTGATTTTGCCTTACAGACTAAAGTAATTAAGTCTTCAGATAAAAGATTAGCTGATAATAACTTTATGTATAAGGATTGGTCTCTAGGAGTTTATAGTAAGTCTAGAAATTTATTAATCTCTCCAGAAGAAGCTTACAAAATGGAGGGTTATAAAAAAGATTCACTTACAGTTTTTCAAAGAAAGATAAGCACCTATGAACATTATAAAGCTAATGCAGGAGAAAAATCTTTTATAGACTTTGATGATATGATTCAAAGAGCAATAACAGAAGTAGACTTTCCTTCTCTTAAAGTTTTAATATTAGATGAAGCTCAAGATTGCACACCCTTACAATGGTCAGTGTTATATAAGATGGCACCTAAGGTAGAGAGAATATATCTAGCAGGAGATGATGATCAAGCAATATACAAATGGAATGGAGCTGATCCAAAATACTTCACAAAGTTTTTCCCAGGTCGAAAAGTAAAATTAAGAAAGACCCAAAGATTTGGAGAAGCTATTCATAGTTTCTCACAAGTTATTAGAAGAGGAATAAGAGATAGTGAAGAGAAAGAATATCAGTCTGGAGATTCTAAAGGATCTGTAAAAAGTTATTTATCATTTAAAGAAATACCTTTCGAAACATTAAAAGAAGATTGGTATATCTTAGGTCGTATTAATGAAACTGTAAATGAACTTAGGATGTTAGCTAAGGATGCAGGTTTATATTACAAAGATAATAAGGGCACAAAATGTTTTGATCAAAAACAATGGGAAGCTATTAAAGCTTGGACTACTCTTAGCAAAGATAAGAAGATAGATAAGAAGGCAGCACGTAATATGGTTAAGTATATAAGAGAGTTAGAAGACCCTGCATTTAGATCTGATAAATTTTGGAGAGCAGAACCAGACCTTAGAGAATATGATTTCCAAACATTAAAAGAATGGTGTGGCCTAACTCTAGAAGATAATCAAAAAAATAAACCTTGGTATTGGATACTGAGAAGAAATTTTAAACCAAAACAAATAAGACATTTTATTAGATTGTTAAGACGTTATGGACAGAAAGAATTAGATAGAGATCCATTAATTACAATTGATACTATTCATTCTGTTAAAGGGGGAGAAGCAAATCATGTAGTCTTATATAGTAAAGGTAACTATCCATCTGATTATGCTAACAAGAATAAACAAGAGAAAAGTGATGAACGTAAGGTCTGGTATACCGGTGCAACAAGAGCAAGAAAAACTTTACATCTACTGAGAACTGACTATAAGTTTAACTACCCAATAGGTTCAGATTATTTAATTTATGTCCAGGAGAAAAATGACAAATAAAAATATGTTCGATGAAAGTTTTCCCGATGCTAAACAAGTAGGAGGTAAGCACTATAAACAATTTATAATTCAACCATGGACGTTTATTAGAAAGAATGGCCTTAATCCATTTCAAGCAAATGTAATAAAATATGTTTGTAGATATTTATCCAAAGGTAAAACAATTGAAGATATAGAGAAGATAAAACATTATTGTGATTTAGAGATACAGCATTTGAAAGAGGAAAAGAAATGAACGGACTACAGCTTACACTAACGTTTAAGAAATCGATGTGGAATACACCAAGTGAGTATAAAGATTTATCTGATGCAACTGAGATAGCCATTGACTTAGAGACTAGGGATGATGGTATTAATGAAAAGCTTGGAGCTGGTTGGGCTTTAGGTAAAGGAGAGATTGTAGGATTTGCAGTAGCAGTAGATGGTTGGAAGGGTTACTTTCCTTTTGGTCATTTAGGTGGAGGTAACATGATACCTGAACAAGTAAAAGCATACATGAAGAAAGTATGTAGCTTACCTTGTCCTAAAGTATTTCATAATGCTCAGTATGATGTCGGTTGGTTAGAAGCATCAGGGATCACGGTTCACGGCCCTATTATAGATACCATGATAGCAGCAGCACTAATAGATGAGAATAGATTTTCTTATTCATTGAATGCATTATCAGTAGAGTATCTTGGAGAAATAAAAGCAGAGACAGAATTAAGAGAAGCTGCGGCAGCTCACGGTATAGATCCTAAAGCAGAGATGTGGAAGTTACCTGCAGAACATGTTGGATATTACGCTGAACAAGATGCACGACTCACGCTTCTATTATGGCAAAGATTTAAGCAAGAGATTCAATCACAAAGTTTAACTACTGTATGGGAAATGGAATCTAAGTTGTTACCTAACTTAATTAAGATGAGACAACGAGGTG